GGCTACGAGGAAGTACGCGAAGTGCGCCGGTATAGCTCAGACTGGTAGAGCGATTCCTTCGTAAGGAATAGGCCAAGGGTTCAAATCCCTTTACCGGCTTCACGCAGATTGCTTACATGCCAACCCATCGCGGGCTGGCACCACGTCTTCTACTCCTCGTCAGCGGCAGCGTCAGCCCGCTGATGAATCCTATCACGCAATACACAATAGCGGCGGTGCCGCCACCAACCGAGGTGTCGCGGCGTGAGTGCGTCGGGCCTCACGCTCACCCGGCAGACGCCCGCCGCGCCCGCCGCCACGCTCGTCCTCGACGAGGATTCAACCCCGACGCAGCTTGCCCGCGCGGTGACGACGAACCCCGGGCTGCAGGACGCACTCGTCGCGACCGTCCACGACGCCGCTCGCGGGGAGACTGCGTTAGCGTTCCGCGACACCCTCCTCGGCGCCGGCATCACCCAGCATCAGGAGTTCCTCGCGGACGCCGTCGTCAGCGCTGTCCGCGAGTACCCGCGTGTGGAGATGAAACAAGGGGGTGTACAGGCACTTCTCCGGACGCTCCACGGCCTCGCATCTGGTAGCCACGACGCCGAGGACACCCTCGCAGTCCCACGACTCCTCGCGCTCGACGACACCACGACGCCGACGGTCGCCGTTCGTCTCACGGACGGCTTCCTCTCGAGTGTTCGCCGCAGCCAACGCGAACCCATCTGCCAGTACCTCGCCGAACTCGCCCAGGGCGCCGACGTCCGCGTCGTCGCTTCCGGGCGCGTCCAGCTCAAGCTCTACCACGAGCATCGCGACGACCTGCCCGTTAGTCGCGACGACATCGCACCCCTCGCACAACCACCCACTACGGAGGACGTCGAGACCGCGGCCACCAGCCTCGACCCCGACGGCCGCCCCGTCCAGATCCTTCGGCAACTCGTCGAGCAGCCCGCCGAGACCTTGTCGTACCACGAGTTGTACGCCGAGGCGTCAGTCTCGAAGAGCCGCGTCCGGCAAGCCATCGCCGACCTCACCGAGTACGACCTCGTTGCGACCTACACTACTGGCGGCGAGAAGCGTGTCGACCTCCTCAACGCAGGAACCCAGGTGCTGGACATCCTCGACGCCGATGCCGGCCAGCAGACGACGCTCGATGACTGCGTTAGCGAAACCCGACAGTCTCCACCACAGGCCGTGTATTCCCGCACGGCCACGAGGGGGCCCGGGGACGCACGCGGGCCCTACCGCACCGCCTACCTCAACCGAGGACGGCACGCTGCCGCCGCCAGTGCCGCCCCAGACCGCGGCATCGGCGCGGTCACCCACCCTGTGGACGGTGAGGACAGCCACCTGCGCGGGGTGAGCGTCGACACCGACCGGCGGGAGGTCGTTGCGGAGTGGACGGCGAGTAGTGGGCTGCAGTACACGGTGTCTGGTGCGCTGGCGTTAGCGAGCCCGCACGTCATCCACGAAGTCCTCGACGATGGCGTCCTCGAGGAGCTGGACGACCCCGCGGAGATTCTTCGGGGTGCTCGCCAGATCGGCGCGCTCTCCGACGACGCCCTCGACGACGCCGCCGCACTCCGTGAGGCGTTCCTCGACTGGGGCGACGAGGTCGCAGAGATGACGTCCCGACATCACCGCGGCGAGTACGAGGACCGAGCGCAGCACCGCGGCCAGGTGATGCGGGCGGCCCACGGTCTCCTCGGGAGTCTCACGCACCTCCTGGATGCCCTCGACTACGAGCTCGTCCGCAGTGTTCGCGTCCCTCGTGGCCTCGACGACGAGCACGTCGAGGAGGTCGCCGACGCCGTGGCGCACTCCGTGCTCGTCGCGTCAGCCTATGGGGTTCATGCCGGCTACAGGCATCTCTACGAACCACGGGAGGACAAGCGGGAGTCCGCGTGGGGCGTCGACGTCGACGCCACTGATCCCTACGGTCGGCTGCTCGGCCGGTTCGTGTTCGTTGGCCAGCGCAGTACGCGGTTCCTCGACGTCCTGGAGGCACGCCTCGAGGGCCGGGACGTCCACGAGGACGCGCCGGAGTTCGTCGTGCCGTTCCCGGTTCGCAGCGAGCCCACCCAGGGGGCGCTCCGCCAGGCGCTTCGTCGCGTGCTCCAGTCGAAGGCGCTCCGCGTGACCGACACGGCGGTTCGTCTCCTCGGTGTGTTTGCGGGGAGTCTGTTCGACGCTGTCGAGGCCGTCCACCGTGGGCTCGCCCCAGAGAACGAGCATCCCGGCCGCGAGATTCGCGTCGACGAAGCGAGGACCGCCCTCGCCACCCTCCCCGCGAGCCGACTCGTTCCCGAGGAGGCGCCGTCGGTGCAGTCCGCCCTCGGTGTGCTCCTCGCGACAGACCAGCCGCTCGCGAAGACTGAGGTGGCGGAGCGTGCCGGCGTGTCGACGCGGTCGCTCGGCCGACACCGCAACCGCCTCGAGGCGCTGGATGTCCTCGACGTCACTGACGAGGGGTGGCGGCTCGGCATCGCGTTCGACGACCCTGACGACCAGCGGCTCCCCGAGTGGGCGACCGGCACGGTGCGGCTGTCGGAGGTCGGCGGCGCGGTCGCGCTCCAGGAGCTCGACGACGAGGCGTACGTCGAGGCGTCGGTTGCGCTCGGCGCCGCGAGCGGCCCACCAGACTACGGGCCGCTACTCGAGTACGTCCCGCAGCTTCGGGGGTGGCTCGACGCACTCGCGCTGTTCGCGAGCAGCGAGCCGACCGAGACCACGGTCGAGGTGGGCCCGCAATTGGAGCAGACGCCCATCCGGGGAACGCGGGGTGGTTCGGCGTGACCGACGACCTGCCGGCGGCGGTGATCGACCACGCCCCATCGCCGGCCCAGATCTACTGCCCGGACTGCGCGTACACGGTGGACATCGACGACGAGCACCAGGAGAACCTCGACGAGTCGCAGGTCGGGGACTGCGTGATCTGTGATGGCTGCGGCCGCGACATCGCCGAGCGCGACGAGGACGCGGGAACTCGCGCAAGTCGGGGTGGTCGATAGTGGCGACGTACCGCTGCGACAGCTGTGGTGGCGAGTCCGAGGACTGCTATCGGTGTTCGGAGTGCGGCGCGGACCTCGCGAAGCAGTCGGAGACGACGGCAATTCGGTGACCAATCCATGAGTGACAACAACAGCAACGAGAACGGCAGCGAGGAGGACCGCCCCGAGGAGGTTGATGCGTTCGTCGACGCGTTCGCCGACTACTGCAAACAAGCCGACGACAGCGTGGAAGCGTGCGAGACAGTGAACGCGTACCTCTTCGACGTGTACGCAGCCAGCCGCCTCACCAACCACCCCGAACCGGACGCACCCGGTGGCCTCGAGGAGCTGGCCGAGCTCCCGATTGGGTTCGACGACGTCCTCACGCCAGACACTATTGGTCGGTACTTCGACCTGGTAGTCGCACGCCTCCACAACAGATCGGCAACCGGCTCGTTCTACACTCCCGGCCCCATCGTCGAGTTCATCGACCAGGAGACAATCCGGCCACGGGTTCGGGATATCCTCGAAGAGGACGTCGGCGTCGACGACCTCCCGGACGACAACCACGACATCCCCGTCGAGGAGCTCGCCGCCGCGTGTACTCCCGAGCAGGCGAGGGCGGCGCTCGACGAGCTGGCGTCGTTCTCAATTTGTGACCCGGCGTGTGGCAGCGGCCAGTTCCTCGTCCAGGCCGTCGACGACGTCGCCGAGATCCGGCAGGCGTTCGCGGACCGGATTGACGCGGACGTTCACCACGCGGCGCACGTGTGGGCGGCCACCCACACCGTCTACGGGGTCGACATCGTTTCCGAAACGGTCCGCATGGCGCGGCTGCGAGTGAAACTCCGCGTCGTCGACGCACTCCCAGCCGGCGCCCCCGAGGAAGTTCTTGAGGAGGATCTTCCGCGGATTCGCGAGGGGCGGCATCTGGAGCACCAGCTCAAGCACGGGAACAGCCTCATCGGCATTACTGATATGGAGAGACTCGAGGACGCACTGAGCGAGGACGAACCGAGTGGCCAGACGACGCTCGCCGGAGGTGACTGGGCATGAGCACCCCCGAGTTCACTCGGGAGGACGACGGCGAAACGCGCGCGCTCAACAAGGGCGCGTCTGCGCTCCAGGAGTTCCTCGACGTCTTCGGCGAGGGCGGCATCACCGAGCAGGACCGCGCGCACATGCAGAAGCTCGTGGACCGCGGCGGCCACGAAAACAAGGTCTCCCGGCGGCTGTGCGCGGAGATTCGACGGAAGCGCCACTGCGGGCAGTCCTCCCCGGACGTCGCCGAGGAGATCCCCTTCGAGATTTCGACGTCCTCGGTCGTGTACCATGCTGGCGGGCGCTGCCAGCACTACACGGACATCCCTGCAGTCACCGGAAACGGCCGCGTCACCCAAATCCTGTGTGGCGTGATGCGGCAGGCCCGCTGGCAGGGACTGCCCCCGAAGGCGATTGCGTGGGCGGTCCCCTGCGAGATCGACCGCGGAAGCGTGAGCTACCACACGATTGGGGACTGCACGCACGAGACCGACGTCCCGCCATTCTCCCGGCGGACTGTCTCGGCGGGTGACTGCCGGGACTGGCGAGCGCGCGTCGGCGACGAGACGATGGGAGAGATCGCCCGGCGGACGCCGTGGACGTACACGACGGTCGCGTCCCACGTTGAGGGACACTGCAACCACGACCACGACACCAACGAGGAATCGGATACGGCGTCAGCCGGTGTCGGTCGTGAGCAGTGTCGGGCGTGGCGGCGCATCGTCCGAGAGCAGCTCCGCGACCCGGAGGGGGTTGCGGAGGATGGCGGCTTCGAGGAGGAGCTGGTGCGGCGGCACGTCACTGGGGCGTGCGAGCACGGGTTCGACATCATCGAGGAGATGCCGCTCCGGTACAACGGCGCCGAGTGGATCCCACTGGAGGACCTGCTGGGGGTGGACGGCTGATGTCTGGCCTAGCAAGTAACAGCACAAACTGGGATACGCACTGTAGTCGGTGTGGCGACGAGTACCCCGTCGACCGCGAGAACGCGCTCTGTGAGTCCTGCGTGAAGGAAATCCAGGCGTCGAAGCTGATGGACGGCGTGCCGTGCGAGCGGTGCGACGGTGAGGGCTGGGTCTACGGGACGTGGTGCGGCCTTGAGCGCGCGATGAACGGTCGCGACACCCGCTGTCCGGAGTGCCACGGCACCGGTCGCGTCGCGTGGGAGCCAGACCCCAGCGACGTCCACCCCGACCTTCGAGCGGAGGTGAAGGCTCGTGTCTGAGGAGTCCGGCCGTGGAGGTACTCACGACCCGCACGTTCCGACGCCGATAGAGCGCGAGCGTCCCGACGGGTCGCTACGCGTCGTCGAGGACGCCGGGCTCCGGTCGCGGGAACCGTCCCAGCTCGTCGTCGACGCCGGCGACCGCGACCTCTACGCGCTTCTGTCGGACGTGCTCGCCGACGTCCACGTTCCCGACGTGTTTCCGGCGGCGCTGGCGACGGCGGCCGACGACACCGCCGACGCCCTCGACCGCGTTACGAGCATCGACCGCGGGTTCATCGACCCGCCACTCCCCGGCGCGAGCTACGCGATGAGCTACGCGCACAACGCGGCCGCCGCGCTTCGGGAGTACCGCGACCGCGACCCGCTCCGGCTCGCGCTGATGGGGTGTTCCGGGAGCAAGCACGACGTCGACGAGCCGGTGCCGGCGCGCGACCTGTACGCTCGCGGCTACTGGACGGTGAAAGAACGCTACGGGTCGGTCGTCGGCGACGACTGGCGCATCCTCTCGGCCGAGCACGCTGTCCTCCACCCCGACGAGGAGATCGACTACTACGAGCGCGTGCCCAAGGACCTCCGCGGCATCCCGGTCGACTCCGACCAGCGCCTCCCATCTGGCCAGCCCGTTGAGGACCGTCTCGACCACTGGGCGCTGTCCGTCTACAACGGCCTCACGCGCTGGCTGCACGAGGCTGTCGACGGCGTAGACCCGCGGAACGTTGAGCTTGAGGTCTGCGTCGGCAAGCGGTACCGCGAGAAGCTCGAAGCTCGCGGCGTCTTCGACCGCCTTGACGCGCCGGCTGGCCTTTCGGTGTCGTTCCCGTTCCAGGAGGAGCCGGCGGCCGCGGGCGGAATGGGGCCGCAGATGGAGTGGATGAACGGCGTCGTCGACGAGGTCGCCGCGACCGACGGAGGTGAGGCCAGTGGCGAGTGAGGACTTCGACCGCGGAGATGGTCGCGAGGAATCGGACTGGGGAGAGTGCATGAGCAACAGCCCGAACCTCGGACCGCTCGAATCCCTGCGAGTCGCGTGGCGTCGCCTTCGCGCTGACCCGTCGAGAGAATGCGACCAGAACTGGCATCGCTGCACTCGACACTCCCTGCCCGCGGTCTGCCTCGGCGCCGGCCTCGCTCATCCCCGGTATCGGTGCCCGCGGTGCTGCCGGCTCGACCCCCAGTTCGGGAGCGACGGGATGACGGTGTACGGCGGGCGGGCGGCGTTCCACGGTCGCGACGACTACCTCGTGGGCCACGAGGCCGCGGAGGGCATCCAGCTATGACCCCGAAGTACTCCACCGACAGCGACGACGACAGCACGCAGTGGGACTCGGACACGCACCACGTGCTCGCCGAGTGGACGAGCCAGCCGTTCATAGGGGTCGGGCATCGTCGCGAGACGGTCGAGCATCGCGTGGCCATCGAGTACACGCACGAGGTCGGCGTCGACGTCCGCCATGAGGTCCGCTCGGAGGACACCGAGAAGTTCGCTGGGGAGTGGGAGGCGGTCGAGACTGTGGAGGTCAGGGAGTACGGTGCGCGCTACAACCGGAGTCCGTCAGCGAGGTACCTCCGATGAGCGAGAGCATCAACACGCGCGGTGTCCCGGATTCGCTGGAGTTCCAGCCGGGTGAGGGCGGGTTCGGGAACAAGGTCTACGAGTGCACCGTCTGCGAGGCGACCATCTCGGGTACCGAGAACGCGCGCAAGCACACGGGCTGCCCAGTCCCCGGCACGTGTCCTGCCTGTGACTCCTCACGCGGCCACGTCGATGTCGGGACGGACGGCGGGCGGGTGGATGTCTGCCAGGAGTGCGGGACGCCGTATCGGGAACACATCGACGGAGGGGTGGTCTGAGCGTGGAGGTGCCTGAGGAGATCGCGGACGAGCCACCGTCGGTGAAGCTCGTCTACCTAATCCTTGAGGATGAGAAGGGAACGATGAGTCAGCAGGAGGTTGCGGACCGCGTCGAGATGGATGTCCGACAGACGCGCGCAGCGCTCGCGACGCTCAACCAGTACGAGGTTGTTGAGGAGCGACCGAACCTACGGGACTTGCGGGAGAAGCACTACGAAATCGGGTAGTTTGTGGTCTACTGAGAGTTGTGCATTCAGATTTTTGGGAGGGCTAAGTACATCTCATTACCATTCAGCTGTTGTTGCGCTTGCGATTCGCCGGCGGCCGTGATCACGTCCCCGTCTCTTTCGATTCGCTCCCATTCATACCACGCCCCACCTTCTTCGAGGTCTGCGTGCACCCACTCCGCCAGATTCTCGCTGTCAAATTTCCAAGCTCCGTATTGGATTTCCTCCTCAAGGTCAACCGATGTGGCGCCAATAGTTGGTTGGTACTGGGGGTCAAGTTGTTGAACAAGATCGGCGTTGTCTGAATTATACTCCCAGAGACTGATCGCGTCCTGGATGTCGAGGGCCGCGAGGGCGGCCTCCATGTCGTTGGTTAATCCGGACTCCGAACCTGCTCGGGCCTCGAGAATCGTCTCGACGTCTTGGTGGTGCAGGTCGTTTGACGCGGACCTTGCAGAGTTAGAGTAATTCACGCCGATTACGACACGATCGGAGCTGACGGCGTAGACTGCGTCCTCGGAGGGGTTCCGATAGATAGCGTAGTCACGGTCGTCTTCGGTAGGTCCTTCGGGGGATTCGCTTTCGAAGCCTGCTTCCGTGAGTGCTGACGCGACATCGTCGCCAGATACTGTCGCGGGTAGCTGGTCGACTTTCACAGCCGATACTTCTGGTTCGGTAGTGTATTGGATGACTGTCCGGGGGACACTCCGGGGTGCATAATTAAGCGGTTCGTACGCGACTGCTCCATATTCGTTTTCAGTTACGGTTTCGTTGAGCTGGTTGTAGACCTTTGGTGGGTGGAATGCGGATACGAAGAGCGCGACATCGTCGTCGGTTTCCTGCAGCCAGAGTGCAGTGAATTCTTGCAGTGGGATTTCTTGGATGTCGCGGGCTTCTTCGGTTGTTGGTTCGGGAGTGGTTGGCTCTGGGGTGGGTGTCTCGCCGCTACCGCCGCCTTCGTTGTTGTCGCCGCCGGTGCAGCCGGCGAGGCCCGCGATGGTGGTGGCGCCGAGTGTTTTCAGGAGGGTGCGCCGATTGAATCCCTCGGTGGACGTGTTTTTTCGCATACTGGTTTTGGGCGGGGCTGACTTCAAGTAGATTATGGATACCACCGTGTACTGTCGGGCCGTATTACCGGGGCCGGGGGGTGTGTTGGGGGTAATGGCTGTGGCAGTGAAACCCCGGACTATACGCCCGGTGTACTCGCGTTTATCATACCGGCGTCCGATGATTCTGGCAAGCACGCACGAGCGCGTGCCCCAGCCTTCTGGTCCTCGTTGATAGCGAGGGCTACTCGATAGCCATGTCCATCGCCACCAACTCCCCAGGCCACCGTCTCCGCAGTACCACGTACAACTGCGAGCACGACGGCTGCAAGGGCGTCGTCACCCAGCGGGACGCCGTCGAGGGATCGTACTGTAGTCGCGAATGCTACCATCGATCCCGCGGCCAACGTCTCCTGAACGTCATCAAGCACGACCACCGGTACTGCTACACGTGCTTCCGCCCGCTCAAGGACGTCCACCGGCCGTCTGAGGAGTGGCAGGGACGGAAAACCCAGCCCGTCGAGATTGCGCTCGACCAGGGCGCCGAATTCGCCTCGGGGCCCGACGGCACGCTCGAACTGGATGCGTCCGAGTGCGTCTACCGGAAGGCAATCGACCCGACGTCGGTCATCGGCTTCCAGCACTGGAGCGAACACGCAACCCGCGGTGAGGTCCGCGTCGAACGCCCCGACGGCGTCCCCGACGACACGCGCATCGGCCTCGTCTGTACGTGCGGCCAAACTCATCACGCGGACCGCGACGACATCATCCAGAGCGCAGACATCAAAGGCGTCGTCGAACACCTCCACGCGACACTCGAGTCACTCCGCGAGGAAGGCCAGCACTCCACCCACGTGGACTTCGACGCGCTCGTCGATGTCCTGTACGCACAGTACCAGCACGACCCTGGGTATGACTTCCCGGTCGCGGTTGGCATCGCCGCTGAAGCTGGTGATCGTGATGCCTGAGTTCGAGCCGGACACGATCGTCACCGCGGAGATCGCCGGCGAGGAGGTCCCGGGGATGGTCGTCGGCGAGGGCGAACTCAAAGCATCCTACGGCCTCGGCCCGGAGCTCTACTATCCGGTGGAGGTGCCGGGTGCTGGCACCTACAACGTCGCCAAGTCGGACATCACGGCGCCGACGACGTAGTCCAGTCCCCGATGACCCGGTGGTCTGCCAGGACTGCTGGACGGGAAGGGACTGTACCGCACGCACACCGCATCCCGTACGTCGCTTCGAGGGCGTCGAGCCAGGGACCGATCCACTGGGGTGGCAGTAGGGCCCGACCATGCGTGGACTACCCCGTGGACAACACGGGCCCCACGCGTCGGGCGCGGTGCGACTCCGGCCACCCCATTCTCTTTTCCATACCAGAGCACAGCCTCGCCCCGCTTCCAGGCGGCGCGATTCACGATCGAGCGAGGACCTCCGATGACTCCGCACCGATTCACCAGCCAGCACGCCGCCTGGCTGATGCATGCATCATGAGCACCGACCACGCAGACCGGCCGTGGTACTGCCGGGACGACGTCGTCGACGAGTACCGCAGTACGCTGACCACTGGCGGTGAGAGGTTGCCGATGCTCAAAGCCCTCAAAATCCTACGCGCCATCGTCGTCAACCTCGGCCTCCTCGCACTCACTGGGTACTCGATTCGCCGGGGCGGCGACCCGACCCTACTCGGATTCACCGCGCTGACGGTGATCGGCGCGTACAACGGCCTCGAGCTCGGCGACTACCTCGCCCTCGTCCAGGCGTACAAGGAAGTCCAGCAGACCACCGCCGACCCCAACGACAGCAACGGAGACAACTCATGACTCCCGAACGCATCATCGCCCAGCTCGTCTCAATCGCCGTAGAGCGCCCCGAACAGACGGCCGGCGTCATCGGCGCACTCGCGACCGTGCTTGTGCACTACCGGAAGACCGGGAGTGTCCCGCTCGGCCGGCTGCCGTGGCGCTCCATCAAGCAGAGCGTTCGCGAGCTCGGCAACCAGTACTTCGACCGCCCTCGGCCCAAGGGTGTCCCCGCACTCGTCGTCGACGCGAAGCCCGGCGACCTCGAAGACAAGCTCCGCGACGAGCACTTCGAGTCTGTTGACCTCTACTCCTACGAGTACAAGGATGAGGCGTGGAACCTCCGCCGCCCCGAGGGCACCCGTTCGCATCCCGAGACGGGCGCCCCAGTCGCGATGGAACTCCACCCGCGGGGGTTCCTAACGTCGGATGGGCGGACGCTTCTTCCGGCGCACGACGAAGCCTCGAGGTTTGAGGCGTACGGCCCACACCTCAACGAAGTCCTCCTCTCGTGGCAGCGTGGTCGCGACGGGATGGTGGAGGTCCTCGACCAGCTGGACGTCGAGTACGAGGAAGTGGAGAGCGAACAGACGGCGGACATCACCGTCGAACCACCAGAAAACTGACACATCCAACGCGTTCCGCCTTCCTGGACAGCCGACGTCCACCCGCCCTACTTAAAGTATAAATTCAGTCGCGACGCCACGCGACACCCCTACCCCCATGTCCAACCGCGACCGCCGAGTGACGCTCGCCCTGAAGTGGCATCATCTCGACAACCTCTCTCCCAAGGAGGTTCGGGATCGCTTCGAAGCCGAGGGTATCGCGGACCTCACGGTTTCGACGATTCGGGACTACCTCAACGAGGAGCCCAAGGAGGAGGTCCTGGAGATGATCGAGGCCGAGCACGCGGACGTCCGGCTGCAGGCGGCGGAGCGTTTCGAACGCCTGTACCAGCAGGCGCGGGAGGATCACGACGAGTTGGCGGTTGAGGATGAGCCGGTGCGGCGGGTCGTCCCGGAGATGACGCGCCTCCGGGAGAATCGGGACGCGTTCCAGATGCCGAACTGGGAGGTCATCGAGCCGGGGGACGAAGACTGGCCGGCGCACGCCAGCCCGCGGGACCTCCGTATTCGGTTCACGGACGAGCGCGTGTTTATCGAGCCGGGCGACAAGTATCCGGTCCGGAACGAGATCGACGGCAGTCCGGTGTACACGACTGAGATGATCGGGCTTGAGCGGGATGTTCCGGAGTTGTCGCAGCGCCAGTCGGCGCGTGGGGAGATGAGCCAGCACATGCAGGCGAAGGCGGACGTCATGGGTGTCTACAGTACGGACATCAACCTCGACGTCGACGGCGAACTCGAGACGTCCGTCTCCCTCGACGAGGAGGCAGCCGCGGCCATCCGGGAGGCGACCAGTCCGACGTCGGGTGAGAGCGATGAGTAGTACCCAGCAGGACGCCGGCGACGGCGTCGAGGTGGAACTCTCCCCCGCGGAGATCCGTGCCGCGTACAATCCCTTCGAGCACGGGTGCTGGCTGGAGTTCGCGAACAAGCTCACCGAGGGCTACATGGACGCGGAGTTCGACAACTGGAGTCCGCTCGGCGACCACCACGACCAGTGGCTCCGGCACCTCGCCGGCGAGGCCGACGTCGACGGCGACCTCGCACTCCTCTGCCATAGGGACGGCCTGAAGACCACCATCATCACCGCGTACGCCGTCGCCTGCCTGGAGTACCTCGACGGCTACCGCGTCATCTGGGCGATGAACACCCAGGACCAGGCCTACGAGAAGGCCGACGATGAACTGAACAAGTTCATCGATCGGAACCCGTGGCTCTTGAACCTGAACAAGCCCCGGGAGAAGGACTCCAAGAAGAAAAAAGAGTTCGCGAACGGCAGCAGTCTGACGACCGGCTGGCTCAAGGGCGCCATCGAGGGTGCGCGCGCACACCTGCTCATCCTCGACGACATCATCACCGAGCAAGGAGACGGGACGACCGAGAGCGTTCTGAACTGGGTGGACGGCGTCGCCCAGCCGATGGTCAAAGACAACGGCCGCACCGTCATGGTCGGCACGCGCAAGCGCCCGGACGACATCTACAGCCACTACCGTGACTACGAAGGCTACGCACTCCGCGAGTTCCCTGCCATCCTGGACGTCTGGGATCAGGAGCACGGCGAGGACGACGACCACCAAGACAGACGGCCCGATGAGGATTTTTACACGGAGGTCGAGAACCCGTGGAGTTCGGGGACGCTCCAAGTGCTGTGGCCCGAAGTCCGTGGCCCCGAGTGGCTGGCGGGGAAGCGCTCGAAGATGGCGGACTACCTCTTCTGGCGCGAGTACACCCTGACGATCCGGGGTGCCAGCGGGAACCTCATCGAGGAGGCGGACGTCAACCGCCTCGTCGACGACGGCGGCTGCAGCATCCGCGGCCAAGAGCCACCCCGGGAACTGACGCCCGGCGCCGGCGAGGCCACGATCGTCGCGCATGACCCCGCCCAGTCCGACACGGGAGACAACGCGGCGTTCGTCGCGTTCCGCGTCGGTGCGGATGGACGTCGTCGCCTGCTCGAGGCGAAGGCCGAGAAGGGGATGCAGCCCTCGGCGGTGAAGGCGACGCTGGCGGACCTCGACGACCGCTACGACCCAGCCGTCGTCGTCATCGAGAGCAATGGGATGCAGCAGTACGTGGCGAACGACGCCGTCGAGTTCTCCGCGTCGCTGCGCGCGAAGGTCACGGGCATCCCGACGACCGGGAAGAAACACAGCTGGGAGAACGGCATCCCGCGGCTGCGGCGGCTCGTCGAGAATGGTGGCATCCAGTTCTACCGGGGGCACTCGGGGACCGAGGAGTTCGTGCAGGCGGCGATGAGCCTCACGCTCCAGGACGGGAAGCTGCAGGGTCACACGCCGGACCTCATCGCGGCGTGGTACATGGCCGAGCAGGGCATCCGCCACCTCGAGGGCATCGGCGCGCTCGACGAGGACAGCGATGACGACGATAGTGGAGGTGCGGTCACCCATCTATGACTCAGGATACCCAGGACGACTCCCGCGAGAAGCACGGCATCAAAGGCGGCACCGAGACCGTCGACAAACTCCGATCGACACTCGAAGAGGACACGGAGGCGGACGATGAGTGAGGAAGGCCCGAAGATCTGGATCGAGCACTACGACCTCAACGTCGGCGTCGTCGGCGGTGACAGCGACACCCTCGACGACGTCAAGGAGGTCTTCGACGAAGAGCTCGAGAAAGCCCTCGAGAACGACCCGAAGATCGGTGAGGGAGACGTCGACGACACTCGGGGGGTGCAGTGATGAGTGCCGACGACTCGGGGGACGTCTCCGTCACGGTCTCAAAACTCGGCGACGGCAGCGGCGCCATGTCGAAAGCCAGGGAGACCACCCAACTCGACGAACGCCACATCCCCACCGGCCGCGGCTGGGGTATCCGCCCGCCGTACCCGCCGGAGACGCTGGCTGCGTTCACCGAACTCAACGAAACGCACGCCGCGTCCATCCGCAAGAAGGCGCGCTGGGAAGCCGGCTACGGCTTCAACATCACCCCGCACATGTCGGTCGACCCGGAGGACGCCAGCGACAGCGAGCGCGACACCGTCGAGGAGTTCTGGTACGGCAGCCGGTCGAAATGGCAGACTGGTCCTGAGCACACGCCGGCGACCACACCGACGGAAGTCCTCGAGCTCGCGCGGATGGACTACCACATGATCGGCTGGTGCGCCCTCGAAATCCTCGTCGCCCCCAACGGCACACCCACCGGACTCGCGCACGTCCCAGCGACGACCGTCCGCGTGCGAAAGACCGAGACGGAGACCGACGACGGCGAGACAATCGTGACGTCGGGCCACGGCTACGTCCAGCGCCGCCACGGCCAGCGCCGGTACTTCGGCGAGGCCGGCGACCGCTACGTCGACGAAGACGACCCCAGCGACGAGCGCGTGTTCGTCGACAAGGAAACCGGGGACGTCGCCCGTGGCAGCGCCGAACCCCTGGACAACGACCCGGCGAACGAGCTCATCTTCATCCCGAACCCGTCCCCCATCGCGACCTACTACGGGATTCCGGACTGGATCAGCGCGATGGAGACGATGTCGATGGACCAGGCGGCGAAGCGCTACAACCGAGACAAGCTCGAGCACTTCGGCATCAGCCACTTCGCGGTCATCGTCAAGGGCGGCACCCTCACAGAGGAGTCCAAAGAGGAGCTCCGGGAGATGCTCGAGGACCTCGAAGACAACCCCCACCGCGCGTCCGTACTGGAGGTCGAGAAGCTCCAGGAGGAAGCGAACGACCTCGCCCTCGAAGGCGAGAATGGTAGTGATATCGAAGTGGAGTTGCGGCCGCTCGCCGGCGACAACGCCGGCCAGATGGACTACGAGACACTGCGCAAGGAGGCCGAGCAGGACATCGCGAAAGTCCACGAAGTCCCCCCAATCCTCTACAACCGCCCCGGCCAGTCGAATCGAGGAAACTCGAAAGAACAGGTCCGGGAGTTCGCCGAGGAAGTCATCGCGCCCGAACAGCAGAAGTTCGAAGCGCGGCTCTACGAGATCCTCCACAAGACGGCGCTTGACGTCACCGACTGGACAATCGAATTCGAGCTGAAGGGCGCCGATCGCCCCGACCGGGACGCGACGATCGCGCGGAAGCGCATCGGCGCGTCGAACGGCACGCTCACCGTCGACGAGGCGCGGGCCGAGCTCGACAAGGACCCGCTGCCTGACGAGCACGACGTCGACGGCGACACGCTACTGGCAGACCTCAGTGGCCGCCGGAACGTCTCGGGGCCATCACCAACTGAGCCACGGCCAGAGGACGCACCGCCGACCGAGAACATGGTCGGCACGCGCCAAGCGGTCGACGTTGACCGGCAGGCCGCCAAGGACGAAGACAACGACGAGGTCCAGATGCAGGAGTTCGACTCCTCGAATATCCACTCGGCGCTCTACCAGAGCGTGACCGAGGACCTCTACGTCCGCTTCCACGGCCACGATGGCAAGACGGACCGGATCTACGTCTACCTCGGCGTCCAAGAGGACGAGTGGGAGTCCTGGCTGGCGGCCGACTCCGCAGGCTCGTACCACTACGAGAACATCCGGATGTCGTACCCGTACGAGGAGCTGACGAACACGACCGGCTGGCCGCAGATCGGACAGTAACAGTAGCATCCTGATGACCGCGGGCGCGCCCGACGACCCGCGCGAGGACTACCGGGACGACGGTTCTTACGATGACAGACTACGAGAGTCGCCAGTTCACCAAGCAGGTCGCCATCAAGGCGACCGACGACGCCGAGCAGATAGCCACGGGGCTTGCGCTCACAGCCGACGAGGTCGACCACCAGCTCGACTTCTTCCGGCCGGACGGGGTCGAAGCGATGTACAACCCCAGTCCGGACCACGGCGTGATGCACGGCCGGTTCCCGGACGACGATGCCGAGCTCGTCCGGAACGAGGTCCTCGACGAGCCCGAGGAGATCGACGGCGCCGCGTTCGAGGCTGGCGACTGGGTCGTCCAGCGCCAGTACCACAACGACGACCTCTGGGAGTTCGTCGAGCGCGGCGTACTCAACGGCTACAGCATCGGCGGCCAGGTCACCGAAGCCATCGAGTACGACTCGGTCGACGACCTGCCGGACGACGTCGACATCCCCGACGTGGTCGACCCCGAGGCGGTCGACGACAAGTACCACCCACCGACAGAGGTGACGAACGGGTTCGTCAACGAAGTCTCCGACGTCGACATCCCGGCGGTCGTCTCCGCACAGTTCGCGACCACGAAGACTGACAAGTCGATTGTCGACGACGTCGCCGGCGAGGACGAGTTCGTCGACGTCATGACCAGCCGTGGTCACGACGAGGCGGACGTCCGCGACCTCTGGAGCTACCTCGAGTCGATTGAAGCTGGCGACGACAAACATGCAATGACCAAGTCACAGACAGACTCCGACGCCGACGCGCCCGACCTCGACGACGAGGACGTCGGCTTCCTGAAACGCCTCCGAAAGGCGGTCAGCAAGAGCGACGCCGACTCGGAGCCCGATGACGACGTGAGTCCCCCGCCGGGGCAGTCCGAGGTCTCCGACGTCGCGCTCGCGAAAGCCCTCGCCGCGACGAAGGAAGGGCGGCCGCTGAACGCCGACAACCGGGAGGCCCTGATGGCGGCCCACGACGCGGTCGAAGCCGCGCTGGCGTCGGACATGAACCTCGAGACGAATCGGTTTACAGACGACCCCGAGTCGGACTTCGACCTCACCGCGTACGCCGACAAGTTCGGCGGCAACGACGACGACGATGATGATGGCGAGAAGGCTGCTCCGGTCGAGAAGCTGACCGAGGAGCAAGGCGACCTCGTCGTCAACGCGCTCCAGCGCTTCGTCGACAACCAAGGCGAAGCGCCGTTCGCGGACTTCTCCTCGTGGATCTGGAAGACGGACGTCCTCGACGACGACACGGCGTTCGCGGCCGACGAGGCCGTCTGGCAGTACCGCGAGTACGTCCGCCAGCAGCGCGACGAGACGCCGGTCACTGAGGACTTCGCAGACTGGGTGGCCGAAGAGTCCGACACCGACACCGACCTCACCATGAGCAAGAACGACAACAGCAGCGGCGACGATGGCGATCCGTTCGCTGACGCCCCGGAGTGGGCGAAGGCACTGAAAGAACAGCAGGAACAGAACAGCGACCGCATCGACGACGCGCTCGACAAGTCCGACGCCGACGGCGGAGCGGACGGCGACGATACGGACAAGGCGTTCGAGGATGCCCCGGAATGGGCGAAGGCGCTGAAAGAACAGCAGGAGAAGAACGCCGACCGAATCGAGACGATCTCGAAGCAGACCGGCGCGAGCCAGCAGCTCGACGGCGTGGAAAAGGACGGCGAGGACGGCGACCTGTCTGAGGATTCGTCGAAGTTCAAGAAGGCGCTCGGCGGCGGCGTTGGCGGAGGTGCCAACTGACATGACTGACATCCAAGACGCACGCGACGCGAACACGCAGGCAGTACAGAAGCAGACCATCGACACCTCGCAGCTGAACGGCGCACAGCTCCCGCGAGATCTCTTCGAGCGGTTCATCGAGCGCCAGCAGCGCGAAGCCACGCTGCTGTCGGACGTCCGCGTCGAGACGCTGCCGCGCCTCGAAATGGGCGTCCCGAAGCTCGGCGTCCCCGAGCTCTCCGGGAGCGTCCGGAGCGAGGGCGGCGAGGACGCCACCGGGACCGACAACGCTGACGCGGAGACGGGGTCGGTGGAGTTCAACGCGACCGGCCAGTCGTACTACATCCAGTACGACCTGGAGCGCGACGCGGTGAAGAACGTCATCACCAGCGAGGACGCCGTCGCGGACGTCATCCTCTCGCACTTCGAGCGCGCGTGGGGTAACGACGTCCAGAACATCGGCATCAACGCCGGCCGGAGTGGGAGCGGGCTGCCGGCGCAGTTCAACGACACGTTCGACGGCTGGATCTCCATCGCCGAAGGCAACGACACTGCGTCCGACCGGATCGGGACGGGCGAAGAGGCGGACGCCTCGACGATGCCGACGTACGACCACTCGGACAGCAACGGGAACGCGCAGCCGGTGAACACCGCGCTGTTCAACGCGATGATTCAGACGGTGCCCGAGCGGTACCGCGACCCGGACACGCTGCAGTTCCACACCTCGAAGAGCCAGGTCCAGGACTACCTCTACCGGCTCACCGAGCGTGAGGACGCCCTGGGCGCGGCGGCCGTGATGGGTGACAGCGACATCACGCCCTTCGAGTACGACGTCATCGGCCGGTCGTACTGGCCGGACGACGTCATGATGCTCGTCGACCCGCAGAACCTCGTCTACGGGCTCTTCGAGGAGGTCGAGATCACCCAGCTCACGCAGACCGACCAGACGATGGAGCGCCGCCTCCACTCGCGGAACCTCCTGGAAGGGCAGTTCGACTTCCAGATCGAGGAGCTGCAGGCGGGCGCGCTCGGCACGAACATCGCGGCGCCGACCACGGTCTGAGGTGACTCCTGATGGGAACAACCAACAGCAAGGTTCGTGAGGCGTTCGAGGAGCACCGCATCATCCGCCGGGTCGATGCTGACCCGCCCGAGGGGGACCTCGAGGGCGGTGAGGTGTGGTTCCGGACGGACACCAACGAGTTCCGAGCGTACAACGGCAACAGCTACGGGACGCTCGGCTTCACGGCGGATGCCTGAGGTGACCTGACATGGTATCCATCCGCCACGAGCGTGGCCCTGGCCGATTCGCGCACGCCGCCCTCGACGGTGTCTCCGGGCACGGTGACATCCACGATGTCTCCGAGGCTGCAGCGGAGTACCTCTGCGATGAGGTGGGGTACTTCGACCGCGCGAACGTGACCGACGTCGAGTACGAAGAAGTCGAGGGAGACGACGAGACCCTCGAATCGGACGCCGGTCTCGAGTACGAGGAGGTGTCCGCCATCGAGGACCACCTTGACGCCGGCGAGTGCCCCTGGTGCGACGAGTACGAGGGCGACGGCGTCCCCCAGCACGCCGCCAGCGCGCACGCCGACGAGTGGGAGGCGTACAAGGCGGCTGTCGAGGAGGAGTAACCCGCTATGCCTGAGGGGTACTGCACGCTCGTCGACGTCCGGAAGGCACTCCGGCAGGCCGACCTTCCGGGTGACGTCAGCCAAGACCCACAGATTGCCGTGAAGGCGATCGTCTCGCAGACGGAGCCGCTCCGGAAGTCGTTGAAGCGGCACTGGTACGCCACGGAAAGCAGCCAGATTCTCGACGAAGCGACGGAAGTCGACATTCCCACCGAGCCGAAGACGCGGAATGACGAGTACGACATCCCGACGGGTGGGACGATGATTGCTGGGCAGGCGCCGGCGCCGAAGACCAGCCAAGGGACGTATGCGAAGATCTCACTCGACCGGCGGGATGCGGACAGCGTGAGCGCGCTCCACGTCCGAACCGAGGACGGGACGTTCGAGGACTGGGCGGCGAGCGCGGACTACTCCGAGGGCGAGTGGCCGCCGTCGGGCGAGGACTACTATCTGAGAACGAACAACGGCGGCTGGTCGCGGTTGTACCTCGACACGACGAACTTCCTCAAGGAGAATGAGGACGACGAGTACGTCCTCGACTCGTTCGCGAACGCAGTATATTTGGAGTTCTCGTTCGGCCACGAGGGCATCCCCGAGAACGTCCGCAGGGCGGTTGCCTTCAGGGCGGCTGCGGACCTCGTCGAGGAACCCAGCTTCCAGATTCCCGACAACGCGAACGTCTACGGCGCCGAGTCGAAAGCCAGCGAGTTGCGCGAACAGGCGGACGAACTCCTCGAGGTCTACAAGTGACCCCCACATGTCCACAGGGAATCCTGCGGCGACGGTCACCATCGAATTCGAATTGGACCTCACGGCGGACCCGCTGGGGGCCGTCCTCGAGGTCTCGGTGCCCGACGCGGCGAGCCAGGGGGCGCGGGAGGCGTTCCTCGACAGCGCAGAGGAGGCGCTCGTGGGCGCTCGGGGGAATCTCGTCTCCCAGTGTGTTGGGGAGGCGCACGACCAGCTCGCCAGCTACGCGAGCAGTCAGGGCGGCTACGCGTACGACCCCGTCGAAGACAGCTTCCAGGGCGTCACTGTTGAGCGCGGCCAGCGTGGCCTCACCATCGAGTGGTCGTGGGGGCACGTCGCGGCGGGGCTCTGGGAGTTCGGCGTCCCACCGCACACGATTCGGGGCGACCCCCTGCATTTCTACTGGGCCGAACAGGACCAGTGGATTCAGACCGACGAGGTCAACTGGGGGAGCGAGACTGGCGGCATCCCCGAGGCGCGGTGGGTGCGTGACAGCCTGCATTGGCTCCGCCGGGAGGTGGCGCAGGTATGACTAGCGAGGTCGACTTCGTTCTCGACCAGTTCGCGGCCGTCGCGGACACCATCAGCAACGAGTACACGCTCGAAAGCGGCGACCCCGTACGGCTCGAGCGCGTGAATCGTGACGAGTCCCGCATCCTCGAACAGGACGTCCAATCTATCAAGGGCGACCTCGAGAAGGCGGCGTTCGTCGGCGCCACCCACGTCGACACGGTCCGCGATCCGGTCGGCACGGAGTACGACGCCAGCCGGGAGGTTGTCGTCGGCGTCCGGGTCACGGGGCTTACCTCCCAGGGCTCGTACGGCCACATCGACCCAAGTGGCGAGGACGGCATCCCGTTCGACAACGGGGTCGACGGGCTTGTGAATCGGCTGAAGGATGCGCTCTGGAGTGAGCGCACGTGGCCCGACGCGGGCCCCGACCCGAGTGTGTACTACACGGACCTCGAGCTGCAGAATGAGGCAAACACGAGCGAGCAGTGGGCGGACTTCTGGCGTGCTGACTGGGGTGTCGTTTTCGACGGCTACGAAGAGCTATGAGTTACGCAACCACTTCCACGACCTGTAGCGGAGGCATCGACCGATGACTACGGACACCACCACGGCAATCGAGGAACTCCTTGACGAAGTGGCGGACGCGACCGCCACCATCGAGGCGGAACTCCCCGACGAAATCCACGTGACTGGCGTCCAGACCGACCCCTCCTCGCACGACGACATCGCCATCCGCTTCGACGCTCCTGCGCTTGAAGCACAACTCGAAGACGCCTTCGACGACCTCACTGTCGACGTCGACGCGTCTGGAACGGTCTACGTTCCGACGGAGGACAACGCATGAGCGGCGCCGGCAGCGCGAGCCTCGCATGGGCGCCCGAAACCGACTACCTCCTGGGCGTCGGGGACACGCCGACGTACCGGGACTTCGGCGCGAACGAAACCGTCGAAACATCCGAACTCTCGCGGAACCTCCTCGAAATCTACGCGCCCGACGACCCCGAGACCCAGAGCTTCCTCGCTCGAAATCTGGGTGGCCAGCTCGACGTTTCGTTCATCATGCGAGACGACCAGTTCCACCGCCTCATTTTCGCGGATGGGTTCACGGGGTTCACCTCGGGGCCTGCTCCAAGCGCAGAGGTGTACGCTGGTGTCGACACGATTGACGCGACGACGGAACGCCAGTTTATGGGATGGGCACCCGCGACGGCATCGGTCGCTTACAGCGGCTCGACGGAAGCCGTCCGCGTCACCCTCTCCGGAGCGTACGGCACTGAGAAGAAGAACACGAGCCTCACGCCGGGCACCATCGAATCCGGCAGCGACGAAGTCCCCGGGCACGGCGCCAGTCTCTCCTTTGCGGGGACGCCAGTGGAGAAGCTGCAGTCCGCGACGCTGAACTTCGAGGGACTGAGTCGACTGCATCGTGGCCCCCAGCAGGAGCCCGTCGACGCCGTCGTTGGCAACGTCTCGACGTCGGTGGACATCCAGTCCATCTACCAAGATCCGACGCACTACGAGCGCATCCTCGGCAGCGCCGGCGCGTCGACGATGGAGGAATCCGTGGATGAGGTCGCGGCCGAGCTGGCGTTCGACGTCGAGGGATCGACGGTCGCGAGCTACCAGTTCCAGGCGGCGCCAGACACCTACGACTGGGTCGACCTCGTCAACCCCGACAACGACCTGAACGAGTCCATCAACTACCTCGGCCGGTCGGTCACCGGCAGCGACCCCACCACCGCATGACGGACTTCACCTACCCACCCACGCGAGAGTTCACGCTCGAAGAAGCGCTCGCTGACGTCGAGTCCGAGCTCGCCGACGCCAAACGGCGCGTCGACGAACTCGAGGACGACGAGAACGCGAAACAGTCCGCGCTTCAGGATGCTCGGTCGGAGCGTGAGGATGCGGCGGGCAAACAGCGCGCGCTCAACTGGGCAATCGGGGAGTTCGGTGAGGACGCCACGATCACCATGGAGGCGTTCACCGCGACGACACGAGCGCGGACACTCGACGAGATGCAGTCCTCGACGATGGGTGACGTCGGCGGGATGGAGTCCCGCATCTGGCTGCTCGCCGCTGCCCTCCAGGAGGCGCCATGGCTCACCGGCGACGAGGATCTCGCGGAAGCAGCGCGGGTGACGGGCGCTCTTCCGCCAGCGGTGCAGGACTTCCTCGACGACGAGCTCACCGCGTTGAACGACCTCAGCGAGGGAAACTCGTAACGACGCGGCGACTCGCTGCGGGCGAAGCGATCGACCCGAGCGTCGAGGACATCATTCGGCATGGGATCATGGCGGCGATTCAGGCGGGCCATGACCCGCGGGAGGTCCGTGAGTGGAGTGAGAGTGACATCATGCATTACAGCCAGCACGTCCAGTTCAGCAACCCCCTACGGGACTATCAGTCATGACGGATTTTAGCATCGAGTCCGGGGTTCGGATTCCGGACCGTGAGAAACGAGACGCGAAGCGTGACCTCCAGCAGTCCATCGGCGACGTCACCATCGACGTCGACGCAGCCCAGAGCGGCGCCGGCGGGGCGTCGACTGCGGGGCTTGCCGGTGGGGCTGGCGCGCTCGACGAGCTCAGTGATCAAACGGACTTGCTGCAATCTATCTCGGATGAGTTAGAGAAGATTGGGGTCTCTGGTGGAGGAGGTGGCGGTGGCGGCGGGGGTAGCCTCCTCGGCGGGACATCCGGGGTCGCCATCGGGAGCGCCCTCACAGGTGGCGGTGGCCTCCTCGGGACCGTCCTCGGGAAGGGCAAGAGTGGGCTCGGGTCGCTCCTGAAGGGGCGTGGCAGTATCACGGGCGCCATCGGTCGGAGCCCGTTCACGATGCTCTCCCAGACGGCAGGGCGTCGCGACGTCTCCAGTCGCGCCGGACAGGGGGCGTCGGGGCCTGTGACCGGTGCGATGTCGGACATCGCGACGGGCGACTTCCAGCTCAAGGAGGACTTCTGGCCCGACCTCTCCCCACCCGAAGACCTCTGGAACGTCGATCTCAGCCCGCCAAAGAGCCTCTGGGGATTCGACCTCTCACCGCCGAATGATCTCTGGGGGTTCGATTTGAGTCCGCCCGACAACCTCTGGAACGTCGACCTGAGCCCACCGGACGACCTCTGGGGCATTGACCTGAGTCCGCCGGACGATCTCTGGGGCGTGGATCTCAGCCCACCCGGCGACCTCTGGGGCATTGACCTGAGTCCGCCAGCAGATATCTGGAACGTGGACTTGAGTCCTCCAGATGACTTGTGGCCGTCGATCAAACTCCCCACGAGCGGCATCTGGAGCGCACTCAATCCGAACAGCGGCGACAACGGTCGAGTCTCCGAGGGCACGCAGGACGTCCGTGGAAAGACCTCCGGGCCAACACCTGGCCGGACGTCGATCGAAGGGTTTAGTCCGCCGTCCTCACCGTCGAATCAGTCTTCGACGGCAGCATCACCGGCGCCGTCGAGCGCTGGGGCAGAACCACGCATCGATGTTGTGGTCCAAGAGGTTGCCGCTCGCATCGACCGTGGTCGCGCGCTTGAGGATGCACTACAGGGGGCGTTAGAGACGGTGACGCCGGAGATCAAAAACGAGGTCGTCGCCCAGATTCAGGAGGATATGCCAGGCCGCCTCTAACTCGCTGCCTCAAGTTTCTTCGCAGCGCGCTTCTTCGCGAAGTACCCGACCGCTGCAAGGATCACGCCGACGATCGCGAACACCACTCCCCAGACGAACACCCCGATGAAACTCCCAACGAATGTCCCGGCTTCACTTGCGGTCTGGGGGTCGCCCGTGAGGTTCGGCACGTAGAACAAGACGGGGACCAGCGGGAGTAGCAGGGCGCTGATGTACAGGCCGGAGCCGATGACTTCACTCACAAGTCGCTTGTTGCGGAGGTATATCGCGGACCCGGCCCAGCCGATGAGGAAGACGATACCGCTGCCGCCGATTGTTCCGAACCCCCAGGCGAGAAGGCCACCGGGAATGAGGCCCATGAGTGCAGCCGCGATGACAACCGACCACGATGTCTTGTCCTCATCTTCGATGTATGCGCCGTCAAGGTCGGCCGTCTCATCGTCGACGTCGCCATCTTCAACGCCCTCATTGTCGCCGTTGACGGGGGTACCGCACTCCGGGCAGTATGCGGCGTCCGCGGAGAGTTCTGTTCCGCAGTCGGTGCAGTAGCTCATAGTCGGCTGTTACTCTGACAGTTGTCAAATAAGTTCGGCCACCCCGAAGCCAGCAGTTTTCCATACAACGCATGCCAGACCCACTCCCAACACTCCGCATCACCATCGACGGTGAACTCGGCACCGGCGTCTTCGAAACGTACCACACGACCGTCGCCCCATCGCTCCGGACAGGATACGTCGTCGGCGGCCGCGGCAGCACTGTCAACGCCGTCCTCGGCCAACTCGCCAACGACGGCGAAGACTCCAAACGCAAAGGCGTCTACCTCGACGCCGGCGGCGGCTCCCTCACCTGGAGCATGGAATTCCGCCAGTGGGAGGGATCCAGCGACGAACACGGCGACCCACTCCAGTGGGGTGACTCCCAAGACCCCACCGTCCACACGAAGACATCCGCCACCGGTGCGTCAGCGCTCAGTAAGCTCGAGTGCCTCCTGTATTGGTGGGAGCAGACGACGATCGACTCGGAGAACCCCGCGCTATTGGCGTACGGCCAGCACTACGACCAGGGGCTCTACGAGCCGAAGGAGATCGTCTTTGAGGAACCGACAATCCGGGATGTCGCCGAGGACGGCCAACACATCACGGGGTCGATGACACTCGTCAGTGCGGCGAATCTCCGCGATATCCAGGACGCAGCCAACCGCCTCTTCACGTAACCCATGAGTGACACCTACTTGTACCGGCAGGCGATTCCCGAGCAGGCACAGACGCGGACGGGTAGCCAGCAGCGCCGCCAGCTCTCGAAACTTGCGAGTCTCGACAGCGGTAGCAGCGTCGAAGACCTCGGCGGCGACCCCGGCGAATACACACTCGTCGGCCAGTACCGCGGCAAGTACGCTGAACTGATGGCCGAGGAACTCGAGGAGTTGTTCGGCCCCGACAACTCGTTTGAGGCGGTCGCGTACTACGCTCAGGATGGCCGGCTCCGGGAGACGGGGTACTACGCGCTGTCGAACATGGACGTCGGGCGGAATGATCCGCGGCGGGACTCAGTGCAGGACTTCGACGGTCGGTTGACGCGGGAGGGGACGCGGCAGAGTCATCGTCGCAGTCTGGAGGTTTCCCCGCAGCCCGTCCACCGCAACGATTTCGGGAACGAGACGACTGCGTTGGTCGCGATCCCATCGGTTGCGGAGAAGCGCACGTGGTTTAGTCGCGAGACGCAGGCGCGTGAGCCGGTGTCTGTGGTGGAGACGGTCGCGTGTGAGGGGAGTCAAGCCGATGTCGATCTTGTTGATGCTCGTGGGATTGATCTTGCGAAGCCCGAGCTCGTCTATGATGTCTCGTATGAGGCGGGTGGGCAGTGTGATGTCGTCCTCTGGGACGACCACAACCGGGCGAAGGTCGACAGTGAGGGCGTGAACTCGTGGCAGTGGGTGTTTGCCACGTCGCACGAGTATAGCGGGACGCCCGTGATTGATACGGGCCGACTCCGACTACGGCTCGACGAAACCAGTGGTCTCACCGCCGAAACCTACAACCCCACCCAAGACACCTGGACCAGCGTCGGCCTCCCAGACTCGGACTGGCAGCTCCGCGACGTCGACATCACGCACGTCAGCCCGATCCGCATCGAAACCCAACTCGAATTCTCGCACCCCAGTGAGGGCGTCTTCGCTCTCAATGCGCTGGGGCGGCGTGGCCGCAGTACGATCCAGTTCATCGTCCCCGCAAGCATCGAGGCGGCGACCCCGTCGGGGTTGCGCGACTACCTCGATGGGATTGCTGGCGAGTCAGTGCGGCGCCCCACGGCGTCACTCGGCCTTATCGCTCGTGAGGAGGTCAGACGGTAATGGTTGTTGCTGCAACCGAGTTGACGGTCGACGACACCGGCTCGGAGTCGATCACGATCTCGTGGACGGTCCGTGCAACAGCCGGCCAGCAACGCATCATCTACCGACGCGCCGACGACGGCACAGGGCCCGGCGACTGGCAGACCCACAACACGGTCGACATCAACACCTCATCGAGTGTTGTGGATGGCTTGCTGCACGGGGAGCGGTACGACCTGCGAGTCATCACAATCGACGATGGGCAGGAGGTTGCGGATGAGTCGCTGGCGAGCGGGCAGACAACCACAGTGAGTAGCGGCGAGACAACCGAGTTCGTGAAGCCGCACGTAAATTCGGGGGTTGTGGATGTCGCGGGCGTGTTCCAACCAGTTGATACACAATCATGATTGCTGAACCAAACTACCACCTGACAGACGCATCGGGCGACCTAATTGGAACGATCGGCGTCGATAGTAGTGGCGCGGTCGTGATCGATCACGCTGCCTCCGGCGAACTAGTCACGATTGACGCCGACGGCATCCACGGCGACGCACTCACCATCAGCGACGCCACAATCACCACCGAACTCACCGACCCGGCAGGCGTCACACACACCAGTGAACTTGCAGAGCTTAGTGACATCCCGGACTCGCTCTCAGACCCCGGCAACGTCCTCGGCGGGTCAACAGGAGAGTCGACCGACACCGCAGTCCACCCCGACGCGTCTGCAGCCGGCGGCGCTTCTGTCGCTATCTCAAATGCTACTGCAGGAGGATTCGAAGCATCCGCAATCGGTAACCAGACGGAAGCAACAGCCAGCGGGTCAACCGCAGTCGGAAGTCGTGCCAGTGCAACTGGAACGGACTCGACAGCAATCGGCGTTAATGCAGTCGCTCCAAATGACGAGGAGGGGGTGCTCGGCGAAGAGCCCGGTTCATTTGCGTCACCGTCATGGGTTGTGCCGGGCGACTTTACGGTACAGGGCTCGAAGAATTTCGAGATAGACCACCCTCTGCGGCCTGACACTCACCGTCTTCGCCACGGCAACTACGAGGGCGACGTTTCAGGCGGCCTCATCTACCGGCGTGAGGTTTCAATCACGCTCTCGGACGGCGCGTCCGAAGGCACGGCGACACTCCAGATGCCCGAGTGGTTCGGTCCACTTGCCACGAACGTTGATGTAGTCGTGCAAGCACAGGGTCACTTCGGGGATGCCTACGCAGAGCGCGAGGAACCAACTGGCACAGACATCACTGTCACCGCGAACGAATCGGGCGACTACACGGTGGTTATCTATGCCACCCGTGACGACGAGAACGTCCCGAATCCCAGCGAGCACACTGTTACCCGGCCGAAGGGAGCGGGGTGGGATGGTGAGCCGCGGGCGTACTACCGTAACGCCCGCGGCGTAGACACCAGCCAGTACGAAGGCGTGAAGCGCGTCGAACAGTTCTTCGACCACACTGCGGAGTGCGACCCGACACCATGCGAGACGGCGTTTGAGGAGTGGTGCGTGACGCTGGCGGACGGGGAGCGCGTGGACGTGGACGAACCGATGGACGCAGCCCCGTCTGTAGTGATTGCTGCGGCACTGGAGACACACAGGTAACGAGTCATGCCTGCACAGGGAACCACGACACTCCCAGACGCCACGGCGCCCAGCCTCGGCAACGGCGTCGAAGACGAGGTCGCCGTCACGATCGACGACGTCACGAACAACGGCGAGTACCGACTCCAAATCAGGGAGACCGGACAGAGCACCTGGGACTCGAACGCTGTGGGGTTCGCCGAGAAAACCGTTGCCTCGGACGAGGATGCGTCGGGCACGGTGGAGGCGATCGTCACCGGTCGTGAGGACGGCGAAGAATACGAGGTCCGCATCCGCTCGGAGACCGAGCATCGGACGGGCGAGTGGACTCAGCCCGTCAGCATCGTCACGGCGTTCCCCGGCGCCGCCAATCCCACCGTCAGCGAGGTCTCGGCGACGAGCGTCCTGATAGATGCGCAGGACAACGCCGACAACGAATCGGGGTTCCGCTTAGAGCGCGAGGAACGAATCGCTGGTGAGTGGCAGGACCGCCGTGTCGTCACCGAACGCGGCCCACACAGCGGCGAAGGCAGCATCACGATCACGGACGACACCGCCAGCCCGGGCGCGGACTATCGCTACAGGGTCGAAGCGTATACAGAGCACACTGCGGCAGCCTCCAGCTGGACGTCGTCTGTGTCGACGCCGGGGCTCGATGACCCACACCCCGACGCCACCCAGTCAGTCCCCCCGCGGGGCTGGCATATCGAACTCGACCACCCCGAAACCGGCCACACACGCACGCTCCGACTCGCCGACACCCCCACCCCGAAACCCCGGCTAAACGCGCGGCCGGAGCTCGACATCCCCGTCCCCGCCGACAACCACTGGGTTGAGTCCGACGCGTGGGAGGACGCCAGCGTTCGCGCCTACCATCATGGCACCAGAGTCCCGGTCGAGTCAGTCGCTAAAATCAGTCCCGAGCCCGACCACGTCACCCTCACCGCGCGTGGCGGGAGTCGGCTGCAGGAGCGCGCCAACCACGACTTCAGCGACGTGCGCGTCGAGACTGCTATTGAGGAGATCCTCACCCAGGATACGGACTACGCGGTGGAGGTCGACGCGCCGCCGGCGACGGAGAATCAACAGTGGCGCACGCTCGACACCGTCGAGGACTTTGACGTGGTCCCCCGATCTGGCGGGCCGCATGAGGCAACCGGCGATGGTGGGATTGTCCCGCAGCAGACGGCGTGGATTCTCCCCCCGCAAGCATTCTCCACGTCGAAGCTTGTGAGTGATACGCGGTATAATTGGACGAGCAGCGAAGCCATCGAACTCCCACTGAATACGTCCACAAGCGCTCCGGTGGAGTTGCCGTATCGGATTCCGGATGGGGAGGTGGGGGTTGCTGCGCGCGTTGCAATCGACGGGTTTGGCTTCCTCGAGGCCAACGTCGACAACGAGATTGAGTATGGGAATCTGACGGCATCGACGTATGATGATCCGGATACCCGGACGGTCGCCTGGGAGGAGTTGGATGCGAGTGATCTTGGCGGGCTCGCAGCCGGCTCGCATACCGTGTCGGTGTCGTACGTTGACGGCGGGTACGCGGACGCCGACGGCTCAGGGATCCTCGATTGTGCGATTGTGTTCGACAAACGCTACTGGTCTGCGTCGGACTTCACCAACAGTCTCAACGACGCGAATAAGCTCGACGGGCCGCCGGGGTTGTACGCGCCCGTGGATGTCGACTTTGAGGTGGATCCACTCAGGCGGGCGACTGGCGGCCGCCTCAACGCGACAGTGTCCAGCACCAGCAATGGGCAGGGGCTGGGGTTGTCGATGAGCGGCGACACCTGGACAACCCAAACCGGGACAACAACGCTAGAGACGGACTTCGAATCCAGCACGGGGAGCTTCCTCGCAAGGGCGACACTCAGTGGCGTCGACGCCCAATCCCAGGAGACGGACGTGGAGACGAGTGTCACCACCTACCGCACACGCCCCCAGGAACTGGACGCGCTCAGCATCGCGTATGATGCAATCTCCAGTCCCGGCGTCAGCGAAACCATCGACGCAACCGTCGCGGACGCCATCACCAGCCTCTGTGATCGCGGCAACCTGATTTGGGAGCTCCAATACACAGAGAGTGACGGGCTGAAGGTGGTGGTGACGCGTCCCGGCCAACGCCCCAACCACGACCTCAACGAGAATCTGGTTGATTGGAGTGTTGAGAAGGACGTTGAGGCGAGTCCGACGGCGGCGGTCGTCCACGGCCGCAACTACTCGGTTGATGGCGAGGAGTTCACGGCAGACCTCAACAACGTCGAGTTGTTGCATGACCCGATTGTCGTCGGCTCGACGACCGTCACAGACGATGCTGGGAACGAGTACGAACGCGGGGAGAACGCCGACTACGTTGTCAACCACGTGCTCGGCGAGATCAAGATGCCGGACCTCGGGTCAGGATTGACGCAGGGAGAATCGTACCAGATTAGTTACGAACGCCAAACCACGGGCGAATACTACGCCGTCGGGGAGACGGGACAGCCCGCAATCCGAGACATCCCCCAGATCATCAGCGAGAGCCAAGCCGAACAAGCAGCCCTCTACATCGTCGACGAAAGCGAAGGGCCGGTGATCTCCGCGTCGGCCACCCTCGCGGGATCCCGTATTGGCTACCAGCTCACCCGCGCCCTCGACCTCGACGGCCTCCCCGACATCGGGAGTCTCCGCATCGAGTCGGTGACCGGGACGGGTGGCCAGGTTGAGTTGGAGCTTGGGCTCGGGCGGACCGTCGCGGACGTCGTTGGGGAGTTGCAGGGGACGTTGACGGATACGGCTCGGCAGACGTGACCCTCTTGGGTTGTGGCGCGGTGCTGGAGTGGTGTCTTGTCACTGTCGTATACTTTTATACGGGCTGCATCGGTGCGTTTGAGTATGCGATGGACACTCCTCGCAGTCTGCCTCTGTCTTGTGTTAGCTGGCTGCAGTGGCGGCACCCCAGCCACCCAAACAACAACACCGACGACTGAGGCACCAACACAGACACCAACAGCGACAGCGACACCGACGCCTACGGCGACGGAGACGGCGACGGCGACAACAACAGCAGCACCGACGACTGAGGCACCAACACAGACACCAACAGCGACGACCACCCAACCAACAGCGACGTCGACAACGGCAGCCCCAACAACGACGGCTGCGCCGGAGGACGTCTATGTTGGCCTCGAGGAGTACGGCGAGGTAACCGTGGATGGGACCGACCTCCGAGTCCGCGTTGATGCGTACCAGCTCCGTGACGAGATCCCGACCGAGGACGGCTCACTTGCAGCGCCGGAGGGCGAACAGTGGGTGGTTGTCGAGTTCACAGCCGTCTCGAATCCGGGGGATTCGATCCGGTTGGGGTATTCGCAGTGGCAGCTGAATACGCTGGGGTCGCAGTCGCCGCGGCCAGATGATGAAGCGATGCGCAATGCTGGATGGTCGACTATTCTCGGGGAGGATGAGGTGCTTCCGCCGAACACACAGGAATCATACCGGGTTGTGTTCGCGGCGGAGTATACGGCTGATATGGAGTTCGTGATGGAGTCGTACGGCACTCAGGAGCACGCCACGATCCACTTCGAGACCGAGTAAGACTCACTGAGTGGGGTCGCGGAGAACAGCGGAAGCGGTGGGCGGCTCCGCGAGTTAACCAACAACGCGTTCGAATGGTGTCCCGAGTGTTGGTTAAGGAATTATGGAGTACGCTTACAGCGGATACGGACGTAGCCGGGAGTGAGCCCAGCTGGGGTGGCTGGGTGTCGAGCCGCGTCGACCATACCCCCTGATGGGTGTGGGGCGCGGAACCCCTCCACTCCATAGACACGACCTGGTGCTCAAGGGGTGTGTCTACTCCACTCTGCCATCTCTGGGGCTGGTGACCTCGAGGTGGCGTTTTCACTACGGAGGCGTGTTCTCGCAGAAGGTTACAGCGGAAACACTGGGGTTACTCGCTACGGAGGATTGCAAGAATCTGCTGCAGCTCGTCTTTCGTCAGGGCTGTCGACCGAGACTCAACCCCAAGCTCGCGTTTCACCGCTACAACCAGATCGCTCCGACCCAGGCCGTTGTGTTCTAAGAGCGCGCAGCACTGTTCGCAGGGCGTCATATCCTCCTTGGCGGCTGTTTCTGTCGTCGGGATGAGTGTGTTCTCGCCCGTGTCGTTACGGCCGTGGACGACCGTACAATACGGTTCGCCGTCCTCGTCGAGGTAGTGGTAGACGCTACTGCCACGTTTGAACGCAACGTCGAACGACTCACTCGACATCTGAACTCACCCGCTCGTTGCCCTCGGAGGCGGTTACCGTGATCGACACGTCAACATCGACAGCGACACCGTAGTCGCGCTGGACGTCCGCCACAGCAGTCTCAACGATGCTCGATAGCTGGTATTCACTCCCGGCTGCTTTGTAGAGAGCGGCAGCCAGCCCGATCAGTTCCTCTCGCTGGAGGCTGTCGAGCGTCTCATCGAGGGGGAGGTCGGTGGTGGTTGTGAGGAGAGCGAGATCCAGGACCCCGTTGTGGAGTCGGTCTTGGATTGTGGAGCGGCGTTTGGAGATCGCGCCGCGGCTGTTCTGCTCGCGGTACGTCTCCGGGTCGCGGAGGTAGTCGCGGTCGCTTGGTGAGAAGATCCCGCGGCCGCGCTCCTCAGACGAGTTCTCACCCGGCATGTTTGTCCTCCTCGCGAGGGTCGTCGACCAGCTCGTAGAGGCCGGTTGTAATCTTCTTGACCCAGCCAGCCGCGATGAGCTGGTTGAGCGCGTAATTTACTTGTTGGTTGTTGAGGCCGGTGCGTTCTTTCAGGTAGTGAGGCGTGGCTCGCCCTTCCTTGAGGACGTCGAGGACGTATTCTTCGTTCTCGCTGGGGGTGTAGTCCTCATTCATGCGTTCTTGTAGTCGGGTTTTCACAGTACCACCTTGACGGTTACTACAATCTCTTGTATGATAGTTCTTCCGACCGACTATACAATAGTCTATTATACAGCCTTTAGAAAACACTAAGTGGGTGGCGCCATAACTACTGAATGTACCCGAGGGACGCCACACGCGAGAGAAAGTGGCCCGGCGTCACACCGCCGGACCTCGGGTTCGGAGAGAACCCATGTCGACTGAATCACCGCAAACCCAAGACCGTAACGCCTCCCCACTCCACCGGGAAACCAACCCCCAGCAAATCCCCACCGAGTGGCTACAGGACGCCCCACGAGCCTCTATCGACGACGGCGAAACCCCCTACTACGCCGTCCTCGCCACCATCGAACGCACCCTCGCCACCGACCCGGACGTCCTCGCCGGCCACCGGGACGGCCGCGGCGAGGAGTGGACTGTCCACGTCCTCTACGTCCGCGCGGACGGCACGCGCCGCATCGAACGGACCTACGACGCCAGCGTCACCGAGACCGCGGACGGACTCGACGTCACGCCGAAGGGCCTGCAGGCGAGCATCGCCGTCGACGGCGACCACGTCACGCCCCACTCAGCGCCGGTCACCGAGGAGATCACTGAGGCGCTGGACGAGCTGCACGGGATCACCGTGGAGGTCGAAGCCTGATGTCCGACGGCCAGCCCCAGTTGCACGTTGGCGACCACGTCCACGACCGCGAGGACGACGACGCCACCTTACTCGTCACCGCCATCACTCCCCAATCGGCCAGCGAGTACGACGTCGGCGAGAAGACCGTCGCAGCGTACAACGAGTCGTATCCCGCGGACGACCGCGTCATCGAGGTCCGCTATCCCCAGCGCACCACCCAGGACGTCGACCGCCTCGACGACTACGCGTTCCCCCGGAGTCGGCTTGAACTGGCCGAGCCGTTGCACGACCGCGACGACGGCGAGGAGGTTGATTCCTGATGGACGACACGACGAACAAGGAGGGGCTTACAGTTCGCGAACTCGGGTCCGATAGACTCCGCTGCCACTCCTGTGGCGCGTACAAAGACGAGACGCCGGGCGAGTGGCTCATCGACAGCGGCATCGTCGCGTGCCCAGGCTGCAAGGACGACTACCCGGAGGACAGCGATGAGTGACCACGAGACCGGCAGCCCCGAGTCCCGGCTCAAGGGCGTGCGCAAGCAGCTGCGGCTCGCGCTCGAGGACGTCGACGACCCGGCGGCTGCCGCTCGCATCCAAGAGTCGCGTCGGAGTGCCCGAGCAGCACACGACGCGCTCACCTCCGTCCCGATCACGACCCAGCCGATCCCCGAGGACACGACTGGGCAGGCGCTCGTCGAGTGCACGGTGTGTGGCAAGACCGGGCTTGCCGAGCGCATCCACAGTACGGGGTGCCCGCACGACGGGAGTCTAGCAAGCAACGACGCCCCCGATAGTGAGAGCCCGGGGATCAGCACGACCATCGTTCAGGAGGACCAGTGATGGCCGCCGTCCAACCAACCCGCTCCCTCGAGGACGTCGAAGTCCGCGCGCTCACCGAGAAGATGACTGTCCTCGACGACGTCGGCCGCGCTCGCGACGCTCCCGGCCTGTTCGTGGTTGTCTCGAGCTCGGGCGCCAGCTACCTCGTCGACTATCAGGAAGAGCGGTGTGAGTGCCCGAGTCAGTTCTACCGTGGCGGCGAGTGCAAGCACCTCGCCCGCGTCGCCTACGCAACAGGGGAGCGCGACATCCCCGAATGGGTCCGAGCGGATCGCGTCGACGAGCACCTCGGCGACTACCTCCAGGAGGGTCGCGCATGAACAACGGCGACGTCGAGCGCCGGGACTTCACTGACCCCGAGACGCACTTCCGCCTGCTTCGCAGTCAGACGCCCGTCACCGAGGACGGGTTCAAGAAAGGCGAACTCACTGGCGAAGTCGAATGCGAGGAGTGCGGCAGTAGTGCGGGGAATATCGACGCGATCAACCACGCGAAAACCTGCAGCCAGCAGACCGTTCACTCTTCGTGGTGGCGGGACACGCATCCGCGCAGCTACAAGTCCTAACCCCGCTGGAGTCTGCTTTTTCTGTAGTCCTTAACCAACACTTGGTCCGATAGCGACAGCAGTGTTGGTTAAGGCCGAGGGGTCGGAAGTCACCCGGGGTGTTTTATCCCGAGGGCGTGCAGCCAGAACCATGATAACGCGGCCTCGGGTCTTCGAGGACGACCACCTCCCTGACAGCCTCCTCCACAGGCACACGGAGAAACGGGAGCTTGCCCGCGGGTTCGAACCGATCACTCGCGGCAACCCCAGCGAGTACGTCCTCCTATCTGGCCCCAGTGGGGTCGGGAAGACTGCGCTCGCAAAGAGTGGTCTCGAGGATGTCAGCGACTTCGGGCAGGTGGATACTGGGTTCGTGCGTGCGATGGGGAAACGCACCGGGTCGATTCTCCGCGACATCATCCAAGCGCATCCTGCGGACGTGGGCGTGTCGCATTCGACGCCCGTTGAGGATCTTCCTGAGCTGCTCGCGGAGGCAACCCAGCGGCCGTATGTGGTGGTTCTCGACGAGGCCGACGACCTCCCCAGCACGGACGTCCTTGATGCACTGTCGCGGTGTCGGTGGGTGTCTGTCGTCGTGGTTACGCACGACCAAACCCGGTTCGAGTCCCGGACGAGCGCGCCGTTCTCGATTACGCTGCAGGTCGATCGTTTTACCAGCGCGGAGCTGGCGGACATCCTCGAGGCGCGCGCCCAAGAGGGCTTGCAGGCGGGTGTGGTGTCTCGTGGTCAATTGGAGTCGATTGCGGATACGGTGGCGGGCGTCGCGCGCTGGGGCATCCAATCGTTGCGGGCGGCCGCCGAAATTGCTGATGAACGCGGGCATCCGACCATCGAACCGGGGGACGTCCAGGACTGCTACCAGCGCGCCCGCGGCCGGATTCGCGCATCGAATCTCGAATCGCTGCCAGTGTATCATCACGTCTTGTATGAGATCGTGCGTCGGGCGGGTGCGTGCAGTGGGGGTGAGGTCCACGACCGCTATGACCGCGTTGCTGATGAGGTGTACGAGGGACTGCCGGTCGCGCCGGTGGGGAAACGCAGCCGGCGGAATAAGCTCGCGAAGCTCGCCGCGTACGACCTCATCGAGATTATCGAGGAGCGCAGCCAGCGCCAGTACCGAGTCCTCGATGAGGAGTTGTCGTCCACGGTCGTGGAGCTGCCGTCGGTGCGTGTATAGCCGTATCCCGGCGTGTATCCCCTGTATACCCCTCTTGTATCAGGGTTCTCCGGTACTCTTATTTGGCTGTGGTGACGAATATGCACCGTTGGCAGCAGGCCATATCCGCATGACCACCCTGCCTGCCTGTCAACAAATGGGATATAACACTCCCAAGTCGCGCCATGAAGTGAGGTAAGTGACGAAGTAGTTCCCCGAAGTGGCGTGGGGCTGGGAGATTTCCAGCATATATCCTCATCGTCCTTTCAATACCAAAGAATAGCCCTGGGTAGGGCCGTAGGTGGCCTCGACGTGTGTTCGACGTCGAGGGAGTGGTCTACCGCTGCAGGTAGACGTACACCCCGAAGCCCAGGATGACATACGTCAGAGCCCAGAGTGGGTGTCCGAGAGCCAGCGCGCCAAGCGAGGCGCCGATGCCTGCGGTTGGGGCTGGCAGATGAGAGATTTCCAGCATATAGCGTCGTCCTTCGCCACCCCCGAGTGGGTGACTCGCGCCGTTTCTGACGCTAGCCGACATGTGAGGATAGCAGCCTAAAAAGCCCCGAGGTCCACGTGCACGTGTAACTCCAGGAGGCCTCGGAAACCACCCGCCTTTTTACCGTGGTTTGGGCCGTCGGGTCTCGTGTATGCCGACGCTCGAAACACGCACTGGCGACGCACAGATCACTGAACTCCGGCAAGTCGAGGGCGGCGGCCGCGTCGCCGTCGAACTCGGCGACCGCAAGTGGCACGTCGACATCCTCGAGCAAGATGGCGTGCAGGTCGTCGCCTCCTGGAAGGGTGGCGAGCTCGCCGATGTCGAACTGCCTGCGGAGGTGGCAGAACGTCTCGAAGAGTACGCAGGGGTCTAAGGATGGGGTTAGCTACTCGCCGCCGCCGGGTTCAGATTTCCCTCGGCATCCTCATCCTCCTCAAGGAGGCGTTTGATGACATCCTCGAAGCTATCGCCAGGTTCCTTCCGGCGGTTCAGGCGCTTCCACGTGTCGTCGGTGACGCGGATGTGCTTGTCCGCTTTGCGAGCCATATCCGAGGTATGGACGGCCCCCGGTATAAACTATTACCCACAGTCGACGTGGTTTACCACGTTAACCATGAAAACGAGAGTAACCTATTTGTATCGTGCGCGTGTGGGTACTGACAGATGGCAGAGACTCAAGAAACACACGCGGTCAAGGTCACCGAGGAGACGTGGCGCGACCTAAACTCGCGTAAACACCCCGGAGACACGTTCGATGACGTGATTACGCGACTCCTCGACGAGAATTAGACCGCCCTGTCGCACACCCGCGCTCCACCCTACCAAGAATCGAGCGCGGGCGTGCGGGGGTGGTCCCGGAATAGCCCAGTCAAACGAGCAACCGATTCCGAGACCATGCAAAGCAACGAACGCACCCGATTAGAAAGCACCGACACGAATAGTAAGTCAGCGACTACCACCGAAACCGCGCCCTACGTCTGCACCCGAGATGGCTGCTTCGCCGCGTTCGGCACCACCAGTGCTCGCGACGACCACGAGGACAGCGACCACGACGACGAAGAAGCGGAGGTGGCTGCCTGATGTCGGGGGAGAGTGAGGCGTTCCGCGATCAGCTCAACTCGAGCCTGGAGTCCGCCATCGCCGGCGACCACGACCTCGACGACATCCAGCAAGCCCTCGAAGACGCACACCAGCGCGTCCAGGAAATCCAACGCATCCGGAGTGATGCCTGATGGCGGACGCTGCTGGAGACACGGCAGTCAGTCCTCGCTACGGTCGCGGGCAGCTACTGATGATGACAAACACCGGCTGCTACTGGCACGTCGTCAGCCGGTTCAGAAACATCGACACTGGCGAGGTCTGGTACCGGGTTGCGAACCCGACGCATTCGCAGGACCTCCGCTACCGCGAGGAGGATGTCCCGGCGGCGCTCGAAGACGTTGGCGTCAGCCTGCCGGTCGGCATCAAGCCCGCCTCCGTGTTCGGTGAGCGCGGCGACGACGGCATTCTTCGCGGGAAGAACGAGGGGGTGAGCGCGTGATGTCGGCGAGGACTGCCTCACCGCCGACGATCTACGATGTCGTCGAACTGCCCGCAGCGGAGAAGGGCGGCGAGTGCCAGATGCAAGCCGGACCGCGCGATGCTCACCACCCGTGCGGGAACCGGGTTGAGTTCGTGTTCGTGTACGCGGCCAGCGAACGCCCCTACGAAGACGACCGACGGAACATGCTCGCCTGCCGCGAGTGCATCCCCCGCATCTCCCCGGAGGTACAAGCACAACTCCGCGACCAGCCCAGCCGCGTCAACCACGGCACCGTCCCGGAAGCACTCGACGAGGCGACGCTCACACAGGAGTACGCCGAGCTCAACGAACGCCGGTTCTCCCGCACCGCCAGCGAAGCCGACCGGGAACGCCGTATCGCGGTCTGGAACGAACTGCTCGAGCGCACCGACGTCGAGCAACCGGAGTGCCCCGAGTGTGGCAGCCAGCGCTGGGGGTTCACCGACCACACCGAGTGCATGAGCTGTGGCTACGGGCCGACCGACCCGGAGCTCCTCGGCGAGATTCAGAGTGCGTGGGACCAGGTCATGGCCGCTGGAGGTGACGCCTGATGGCGGCCACCGACGAGGACCTCATCAAAGCCTGCCCCGAATGTGGCGAAGCCGCAGTCCGCGCTCGCCGCCCCAAGAAACCATGCTCGCGAGCCACCGGGAGTGACGCTCGGTACCGCTGCAGTAGCTGTCAAGCACGCTTCGACGACCCCCTCGAGCGCCCCTCACAGAGCAACACCGGCCCCGGTACCGGGTCGGCGTTGACCGCGAAGCTCGCCGCGATGGACCCTGAGGATGTCGGAGGTGGGTCCGCGTGAGCACGCACGAATGCGACGCCTGCGGCGACACCTTCGAGACGCTCACCAGGCTGCGCCTCCACGAGAAAGACGACTGCCCGCAGCGGAAACAGTACGCCGACATCGACCCCGACGCTCCCGACGTCGGCGACCAAACCGCGGAAGAACTACTCTCGTGCCGGGGCTGCGGTCGCGAGAACCCCCACGCTGACTTCGAGTTCTCGACCGACTACGACGGCAGCGACTTCCACTACATCGTCGAGTTCGACTGCCAGCACTGTGGGTTCGAGAACGAAAACCGGGCGGTGATGACTGGCGTCGACGCCAGCGACCTCGACGACCTCCCGCCCCACCTCCAACCCCAGGAGGGGCAGCCATGAGCGCGACCTACCAACCCGGCATCCACACCAGCAGGCACCTCGAAGAGGACCGCTGGCCGCGCCGCGCAACCCTCACACGGGACGTCGACCCCGAAACCGCATGGTGCCGCGCCCACCCCCTCCAGCTCCCCGAAGGCCACACCACAGGCGCGTACCCCAGGCTCCCCAAGAACGACGAGGCACGCATCGACCCCGAAACACGGACCGTCATCTTCCGCCGGAACAGCGTGCTCGTGACGTGCTTCGACCTCGACACCGTCACGAGCTATCACGGCCACGCCGTCCGCGCCGCCGTCCAAGAGCAGTACCCGGAGCTGATCAACGATGAGTAGTACCAACGCTCGCCACCGCGAGTTCGACGACCTCAGCGACCAGGAGGACCGCATCGCAGCTGCCCTCGAGGACGCTCGCGATGACCTCGAAGCCGTCGCGGACAGCGACACCGCGTTCAGCGACAACGCCCAAGCCGCACTCGACTGGCTCGACACCCACACCAACGACGACGAAACCGGAGGTGAGGCCAGTGGCGAGTGAGTTATTCGTCGGTCTCGAACGCGACGCGAACCCCGGGAACCTCTTCGGTGAGGTCCTTCAGCGCCATCACGGACTCGGCGAGCTCGGGATTGTCTGCGATCGCCTGCATCATATCCTGATCCTGGGACGCCGCTTCAGCTGCGGCCTCCGAGGACAACGCCTGCCCACACCACATACACCGCGACTCACGCTGGGGTGTCTCCCGGTCGCACCGCGGACACGTCACAGGCGCGAACTCCGCGCTGTCGTCGTCCTCGGAGACTTCGAGCCCCATCAGTTCGGCGTACTCACTGCCGACGTCGTCGTCGAAGATAGCGGTGTAGCGGGCGACGGCATCCGACCCGTGCTTTCGTCCTTGGCGGCGTTCGATGTGGCGGGCGTTCATCCCCTGCCGGCACAGCCACGCCAGATTCGACTTCCGGAACGCCGTCGGCGTGACGTCCTTCTCGACGTCGGCACGGTTGGCGGGCCGCTTGAACATATCGAGGTAGGAGTTATAGGAGAGTCGGCTGGGGGACTGCAGGCTCGTCCACAGATAGGTGTCGTCGCCGCTGCCGGGATGGTCGCTGAGCCAGCGCTGGACGTGCGGCGTCGACGGGATCAAGTCGACGGAGCGCTGCCCGGTCTTCCCGTCGACCTGGACGACGAGACCGTGGTCGGAGTCACTGATGTCGCCCAAGGTGAGGTCGTAGAGTTCGCCGCCGCGGAGCCCGGCGTCGAACTGCAGCGCGATCGCAGCTTCGTCGCGCGTGTTCCGACACTCCTCGAGCATCGGTTCGATGTCAACCTCCCAGCGCAGCATCGCGCCCGGGGCGGGGCTCGGGTCGTAGTCATTGGGAAGCGTGGAGTTCACCCAGTCAATCGACGGCGGTGGGTCGTCTCCGTTCTCGTCGGTGACACGCCGGCCGAAGACGCGGAGCGCGACGCGGTAGTTCTGGTTAGTCTCGGGGGTCTCGCCAAGGTCGTAGGTGTCGTGAATCCAGCGGACGGCCTCCTCGGTGGCGTCGCGATCCTCAAGCGTCTCGGCAAGTTCCGGTGGTGCGTTTTCGCTGATGCGGACGCAGTGCCGGAGGAGCTTCTCGTGGCGATGCCAGCCGTAGGTTTCCCGGAGGAGTTTGAGGCGGTCGCTGAACTCGATGAGGATGTCCTGGTCGCGCTGGGTGGGGATGTCGCGGGTCCCGTCTTGGATGCGTTCGCGGAGATTGTCGACGCGTTCCTGGGGCGTGGACATACCCTTTCCTTTAACCGTTGGCTGTTAAGGGTTTGGCTCAAATCCCTTTACCGGCTCTACGACGCGGGCTCGAAGCCTGCATCCCGTTCTCTGATTTCTACGCGCCGAGCGTGAGCGCCGTCTAACCGGGGCGCTC